CAGAGAAAACCTCAAGCGTACTGGTTGTCGGGTGTACGAAGGGCGGGAATCCGAACAGCGTGCGGCAGATTCACACGTTGCCCATGAAGACAAACAGATGGATCGTGCAATAGAAAAAAACATTGGGGGCAAACCCCTCAATGATATGCGGCATGGCAATAATGCGCCCATTGAACGGGCAAGTGACGGCAAGGCCAAAAACTCATGGACGTTTGGATTATAGGCAACCTATATGGCTAACGAAGAAGTAGAAACAACGATCGACGAAGATATGGCAGAAACCTTGCGTGAAATACAAGGCCGAACTGATGAACCGTTGGTAGAAGAAGTTGACGCAGAAGAAGTTGTTGACGAAGTTGAAGACGAAATTACTGACGCTGAAGAAGTCGAGTCTGAAGTCGATACGTCCAAACAACCGAATCCTAAACCAGATGAAATTGTCGCCGCACGATGATGCGCCGGTAATCCCCCGTAACGGGCCGATATTGACCGATCATTGGCAAACGCGCCTTCTAGCTGGCGCGCTGGTGCCAAAGCAAAATGGGCAAGCCTCGACCCTGAAATCCGCAGCGAAATCGCCAAGCGCGAACACGATATGCACCAAGGCGTACAAAAGCTAAAGGAAACGGCAGATTTTGGCGAACGCATTAATCGAACACTTCAACCGTATGAAGCTTTGATTAGAGCGGAAAACGGCACGCCTGAGACTGTTGTGCAAAATATGCTAAATAGCGCACACGTCTTGCGTCAAGGAACAATTCGCGATAAATTGAATATGACTGTGCAATTAGCACAACAATATGGTTATTTTGACGAATTAAAGACGGCTTTGATTAACGGTGCTCCGCCCCCACAAGAGCAGAAACCCGGTTTAACTGAAGCTGACATTGATCGACGTGTAGAGGCCCGGTTTGCTGCACAACAGCAGAGCATTAGCCAACAGGCGTTGGATACAGAGGCAAATGAATTTGCAACAGCAGTAAATAGTAAGGGCGAGCTTAAATACCCTTATTTTGCCAATGTTGTAGATGATATGGCAGATATTTTAGAAAGAGCAGACAACAAAGGCGCCATCATGTCTTTTGAGGAAGCTTACAATAACGCTCTATGGGCAAACCCCGATACCCGACCTTTGATACAGGGACAACAATCCCAAGGCGGCGGAAACGGCAAGAACCATGTTGCAAACGCTATCAAAGCCAATGCGAACAACATTGACAAGAAGCCGGCGCATGTTTCTACAAAGCCAAAACCCACCGGAAGTGTTGACGATACATTGCGTGAAACGATGGCTGACATCAAATCTCGTAGTGCTTAACTTAACTTTTGAGGATTAAATCCTAATGACATCACCAAATAGCACTTTTTCGGAGCTAGTTTCTAGCACATTCCGAAAGCACAAAGCGGGGTACGCCGACAACGTATCAAACAACAACGCCCTCCTGATGCGTATGAATCAGAAAGGCCGTAAGCGCGTCGAAGACGGTGGTTTGACCATTGTTGGCGGGCTTGACTACGGAACCAACCAATCGTGGCAGCGATACAGCGGCTATGACACGCTGGATATTTCCACGTCGCAGGTCTTAACCGCCGCCGAGTACAACTGGCAGCAAGCGGCAGTGCACGTAACGGCTTCTGGTCGTGAAATGCGTATTAACTCAAGTGATTCACAAATCATCAATTTGGCTAAGTCTCGCTTAACCAATGCCATGAAAACCTTCAAAAACAACCTTTCAAGCGACGTTTATTCAGACGGCACTAGCGCCAACCAGATCAACGGTTTGGGCGCAATTTGCCCTGATACTGCCGGTGGTACGCTTGGTGGTATTGATGGTGACATTTACGATTGGTGGCAGACAAAGGTGCAGGACGCAAGCTCGCCTATTTCTGGCGGTGCTATTACGCTGTCGTCTAGCACTTTTGAGTCTCCATTCATGTCCCAGCTTTACCTTGATCTGGTACGTGGTTCGGACAAGCCTGATCTAGTCGTGCTTTCTAACGACTATTACAGCTTTTTTGAAGACTCTCAAGTATCGCTGAAGCGTTACACATCCGATACAAATGCCAGTTCCGACAAGGCAAATGCCGGTTTTGTTTCGTTGAAGTACAAGAATGCTGACGTTATCTTTGATGGTGGCTCCGGTATTACAGCGGCTCATGGCTACATGCTCAATACCGATTACCTTGAGTTAGTATGTCACCGTGACGCAGAAATGACGCAGGTTGAAGACCAACGACGCCATTAACCAAGATGCTGTTGTTATTCCAATTATCTGGATGGGCAACATCTGTGTCACTAACCGTCGCAACCAGGGTGTTTTGCACGCGTAGTCGTTAGACGCCTGCAATTCATTTGAGGATACAATTATGACTTTTTATGTGAGTGAACCCCGAATAGGCGCGCAGCCTATTGGCGATACTGATACTGTTAAAATCACCCTTTTGGCACTATCCTGAAGGCAAACGACCCAACTTACGGCGAGGGCGAGTTTATCTATCTTGCCGGCGTTGAGAGTACTGTTGTTGGGTCTTGGGTAACCGTAGCCGAAGACGGCTTTACAACCAGCCTATTGGCTGCTAATGACAAGGGCCGCGTAGCTGTTGCCATGTCTGTTAATGTTGCCAACTCTTATGGTTGGTATCAGATCAGCGGTAAAGCGGTAGGCAAGTGTCTAGCAAGCTATGCTGACAACGGCCTTGTTTATGCGACGGCTACCGCCGGCAGCATTGATGATGCGGTTGTTGCCGGTGATCGAGTCAAGAAGGCTATCGGTGCATCTGCCATCGGTACTCCTTCTACTGGCTTGGCTGAGTTTGAGATTGACCGTCCGTTTATGGACGACGCAGCTTCAGCCTAAACAGGATAGGGGGCTTAAAACACCCCCTTTTCTTTAATTGATAACCAATTAGCGAGTAATCCTATGCCCTTTAGTGACGAAGACATCGAACGCGCCTCAAGAAATCCCGGCGCCCTGAAAGAAGATACACCCCCATTCCTACGTTTTACCGAATCAACTGTTGAGGACCGCGAGGCCTCACTAAAAGCCGGTCGAACTATCTATGCGCCGATTACTAAGGTTTATTCTCGCGCAAGAGGCGACACAAAAAGCGAAGTTCCGGCAGTAGTGCGCGGTTGGACGTTTAAAAGTCGCGAAGTACAGAAAGAAGTGCAGCGCCCGGCCTCTCGTTGGGTAACACCGGAAGAAGGCGGCCCGCCTGTTGAGCAAAAGGTAATGATTGATGATGTCGAAATTGAGACATACAAATATCGCGAACCTACAACGCCGTGGATCGACCAGCTTAAAGAAAAGCTACGCAATGAGTTCATTTCTCAAGATTATTACGATTATTGCTTGAAAAACCTGAAGGCTTGGGAGGAAAACCGCGAGGCTCCTATTGATGGAACCCCTATTACTGGTTGGAATCAAATCACTCAAGCTATGCAGAAAAACCTAATTGAATTGGGTATTCGCAGCGTCGAGGAAGCGGCAGAAATGACAGAAAACGCGATGGATGCACTAGGCATGGGATCGCGGGACGTTAAACGCAAAGCTTCTAACTTTCTGCACACAGCGCCAAATGGTGTTGCTTCTGCCGAATTTACGCATTTACAAGCCAAAAACGATCAGATGGCAGATACCATCAGTGGTTTTGAGTCTAAAATGCAGATGCTTCAAGAAAGATCGACGAACAAGACCAAAGCCAATGAGCCTAAGAAGCCTGGCAGACCCAAAAAGCTGATTCTGAGGCCGCATAATGGCACTTCTTGACATGCTGCAACGCGCAACGCAGCGACTTGGTATTTCGAAACCTACATCGATTATAGGCAATTCAGACATACAAGTTGGGCAGTTGCTTGAGATTGCAAACAGTGAGGGCGAAGACTTGTCGGCCAGATATCAATGGTCAGCCAAAAAGCGTTCAAACGTGTTTAATCTTGTGCTTGCAACAAGTCAGGGAAGATGAACGGGGCGGTAGTAGACGACGCTGGATTTGACTACATCATCCCGAAACTTTGGAATCGAACTATTTCATTACCCATTAGGCCAATGGACTCGATTGCTTACCAGCAAATTAAATCGTTTCCATTCACCGGGCCTTATCAACGGTATCAAATCCGCGGCGGTAACCTGCTTTTTATCGAGCCTATCCCTACTACAACCGACGAATGCGCGTTTGACTACATCACTAAATCATGGTGCGAAAGCGCCAGTGGAACCGCTCAAAAGCTATGGACGGCAGACAGTGATGTTGGCCTTTTAGACGAGGATCTGATGCGGCTTGGCATCATTTGGCGCTGGCGTCACGCCAAAGGTTTAGAATACGCACAAGATTTTGAGAATTACGAAGCTCGGGTATTGGATGCAATGGCCCGTGATGGCGCCAAAGAAACGCGAGATATTGGCGGCGAAAGCCAACAGCCTGAAGCCGGGATTATTATACCGATTGGTAGCTGGGACTTATAATGCGAAGACCGGCCTTTAGAAAAGCCGTTAAAGGCGCTCAAATTAGCAAAACCGCTTCTGTGCCGGCGCCTATTCGTGGCTGGAACACAAAAGACCCACTCGCAGAAATGGACCCTACTTTTGCCGTTAATACCGAAAACTGGACTGGTCGCTCTACAGACGTTCGTGTGCGTCGTGGCAACGCCAATCACGTAACCGGCATATCCGGTCAAGTTGAGTCGTTAATGCCCTACAACGCGCAGGGCGGCACACAGAAGCTATTCGGCGCAGCTGGAAGTAGTATTTACGACTTTACAACGGCTGGTGGTGTTGGATCTGCTGTTGTTGGCTCGCTATCTAACGCTAGATGGCAGCATGTAAACTTTACTAACTCTGCGGGTGATTCGTATTTGTGCTGTTTTAACGGCGCAGACGCCCCTCAATATTGGGATGGATCTAGCTGGACATCAATTACAGCGTCATCCTCGCCGGCCATTGTCGGCGTTACTGCCACTACGCTGATCAACGCATGTGTTTTTAAGCGTCGATTGTATTTGGTTGCTGTTAATTCACTAAGCCTGTATTACCTGCCGATCGACTCAGTTGGCGGAACCGTTAATGCTACCAGGTTAGACGGATATTTCTCCAAAGGCGGATACATTGTTTCATGTGAAACGTGGACGGTTGATGGCGGCGAAGGATTTGACGACCACCTTGTAGTCGTGTCTTCTGAAGGCCAAGTTGCGGTATTTAAAGGCACCAACCCTAGCTCGGCTTCAAGCTGGGCATTAGCCGGGGTTTGGAATCTTGGCGAACCCATTGGCCGGCGCTGCATGATCAAATACAAAAGCGACGTGACATTGCTAACCGTAGAAGGTGTTGTGCCGCTCGCTAAAGCATTGCAGTCAAGTCAAATTGACCCTTCAACGTCATTAACGTTTAACATCCAAGAAGCCATTCAAGCATCTTCTGAAGCTTACAAATCTAATTTTGGCTGGGAAATGACCGTTTATCCGCAAGATAATCAGTTGATTCTCAACGTACCAGTGCGTGAAGGTAGCGAGCAACAACAGTACGTCATGAACACCTTAAACGGGTCGTGGTGGCGCTGGACCGGGTTAGCGGCTAATTGCTGGGCGATATCTAATGAAATAGCTTATTTTGGCACTGATGGCGGAGTCCAAGTATTTGGCACCGTTTATGCTGATGTGGGCGCCAATATTTCGACAGATATTCAGCAAGCCTATTCGTATCTTGGCTCAAGAGGTCGGTTAAAAAGCCTTAAATCTGCTCGGCCTAACATTTTGGCAAACGGCAACCCTTCGGTTTTTGTTGGTGTATCAATTGATTTTAACTCTATTCCCGTGACCAACCCAGCGTCTTTTACGCCTTTATTCTCCGGCATTTGGGATAGCGGAACTTGGGATTCTGCGGTATGGTCAGGCGACATTTCGACGTTTACTGACTGGCAAACCGTTTTTGCTGTAGGCACCGCATGCGGATTGAGGGTAAAAACCGTATCCAATGGCCTTGATTTACGCCTTGCTGCTACCGATTACTTGTACGAATTCGGGGGCGTTGTTGGATAGATGCAATTATTGGGGAATTGAGTAGAATGGACATTATTGCACTTGAACCGTGGCACGTTAACGCCATGATTGACTCACGACCACCGATGACTGAAGGAACAAAAGGTCTCACGGTAATGAAAAAGGGCCAGGTGCAAGCGGTTTGTGTCTTAGATAGCTGGTCAGATACAAGTTGCATGATACATATATGGATTGGTAACCCAATGGTTTTAAAAAACGGCTTTGCTGAAGAAATATTTAATTACGTATTCAACACTGCCGGCAAACTAAAAATCATTGGCTCGACGCCTTCAGATAACCTCAAGGCTCTAAAGTTCATCAAGCACATAGGATTCGAGGAATTATATCGGATCAAAGATGGATACAGGGTAGGTGTAGATTACGTTCTCACCGAAATCAACAAAGATACTTGCAGGTTTATAAGTCATGGGAAAGAAAGCGCCTCCACCACCTGATTACGCCGCGGCTTCACGCGCACAGGGCGAAGCTAACAAAGATTCCGCCATTCAAACAGCGGTATTATCCAACCCCAATATTGTCAATCACCTTGGCTCGTCAACAACTACATGGGGCGCGCCTTCTGGTGGCTTTAATATGGGGCCGGGTGCGCAAAATCAACAGATTGCCGGTGGTCTTTACGATGACGGTCAATCTAACGCGCCACAAAGCTATCAAAGCGGGTTTGACACTGCTGATTTGGGAGGGGCTGATAATTCGGTTCTTAGCGCCTATAACGCGGCGTCTCAGAATCTGGAAAGACGAACTCCTATGGAAAGACCATCGTCCGGAATAGGCAATGGTGTTGCCATTCGCGGACGGAGTCAACCCAATGTGACAGAGGCAGATAGATTGCCTTATCAAGCAATGCCTGTGCAAGCCGGTGTGACTGGCTCCAATGGGTTTAACATGCGCGGGCCGGAAGGCACTAGATCGGATGGGCGAGTATTAGCGCAAAACAATATGCGAAACAATCAGCCAAATATGGGATTTAGTGGCGATGCGGGCAACGAGGGCGGAAACGGCAATCAATTGTCTAACCAAATTCGTCAAAACATTCGCAATATGTCGAACGGAACCCCCAATGCTGTAAGTGGTGTTCCTCAAGCAACGGTAACTCAAAGACTATCGCCTACTGAACAAGCAAAGTATGACAGAAACGCAAACCTTGACCTTAGATTGCTGGATACGGCAACAAGCGGGCTTGGTCGCGTGAATAACATGATGGATACGCCATTTGACATGAGCCAAGTTAACGACTTTGAAACGCCTAATTATGGCGACCAAAGCCGCAATACGCTGTCAACCGCTGGAATGCAGGACTTTTCTGGCATTGATTTAAACTCTTTGGCGCCTGAAGGCAGTATTAATAGTTCCGGTTTTAGAGACTTTGCGCCTCTTAATGCCGATGGTATGCAAAATTTAACAGGCATAAATACCGATGTTTTGTCGCCCGAAGGCAGCATTAACAGCTCATCGTTTAATGACTTTAGCTCGTTAAACAGCGACGGCTTGGGTAATTTTCAAGGCGTTAATGCCGGAGAACTAAGCCCAACAGGGCAGCTTCAGAACCTTGATCAACGAAACATGCAGGGCAGCGTAGGCGGGCAAGAGGACGTATTTCAAGCAATGGTTGCTCGACGAGGAGATGAATTCCGCAATCAGCGAGAGCAGATGGAATCAGACCTTATTTCGCGTGGCTTTACGCCGGGCACTGAGGGTTATCGCAGTCGAATGGCTGAAATTGACGAACAGCAAAATGATTTTAATCTTGGTGCCAGAGTGCAAGCCGGTCAAGAGCAAGAGCGTTTGTTTAACATGGAATCAAGATCAAGAGATCAGGATTTTGGTCAAAACGCGCAGGTCGCGCAGTTTGCGCAGCAACTTCGTGCGCAAGGCATGAACGAACAGCAGATTGAGGCGCAAATAAACAATCAGATTAGAGGTCAGCAGTTCAATGAGAGAAACGCAACCTCTCAAAACGCTATGGCTGAACGAGGCCAACGCTTTAACGAGCAAGAAAGAACAGCACAGTTTGCCCAGCAACTTCGAGCTTCCGGTTTAAATGAACAGCAAGTGCAAGCGCAAATTAATCAGCAGATTAGAGGCCAGCAGTTTGGCGAGCGTGGCGCCGTTTCTGATGATGCTAGAGCGCAGCGCGGGCAGCAAATTCCAAGAGCAAGAACGCATGGCAGTGTTCAGCAAGGCTTGAGATCGCAAGGTCTAAACGAACAACAAGTGCAGGCGCGTACTAATGCCGCTATTCGTAGCCAGCAGTTTGGCGAGCGTGGCGCACAAGCTTCGTTTAACCAGTCTGAGCAGAACCGGGTAGCCCAGCAAGAAAGAGCCTCACAGGGCGCCAATGACTCGCAGAGAGCGCAGCAAATTCAAGAGCAGGCGTATTTGCGTCAATTGCCATTGAACGAAATTAATGCGCTTAGAACAGGAACGCAGGCCAACATGCCACAATTTCAGGCTTACACAGGCGCTAATGTTGCTCCGCCCCCTGTATTTGATGCTTCAGTAGCCAAAGGAAATTACGATATGAGCGCATTCCAAGCAGGCCCTGACATTATGGGCGGCTTGTTTAGTCTTGGCGGTGCAGCGTTAGGCGGGCCATTAGGAGCTAAAGCCGGCGGGTTTGCAGCAGGACTGATGGGGGCAAATAATGCCATATACACCACAAAAGAATTTAAATCGACGCCAGGCTTTGATGTCTGCATTGCAGAATACCCCAATGAACAATACGGGTAAGCGTACCGATGTCGGTCGAGGCTTGGCGCACATGCTTAGGCAGTACCAAGCAGGCCAAATGGGTCGGCAGATGGATACCGAGCAGGCTGAAAACGAGCAGATGGTGCAGGCTGATAATAAATCGTTTGGGCAGGCAATGGAAAACTACCAGACGGGTGGTATGAACGATATGGGCGGGCCAATGAGAGCCGGTCAAATGCCAATTGCCCAAACACCAGAAGGCACAGCAAGGTCTGCGGCTTTTCAGCAGGCCATGATGATGCGTGGCCTTGACCAACAAGACGCCATGGAGTTGCAGGGCAAGCGAAACGAGCGAAGCCTAAGCTTTGGCGATGGGCGTCTGACATCTGTTGAGCGTAATTTTCGAGCGCTTTACGGCAAAGACAGGCCAGAAACACCCGAAGAACAGCAGGTAATGTTTAATCTTGCCAGATCATCTAAATTTGGCGATACCGGCGGCGGAATGCAGGAAATGAACCGGCCTATTTTTAGCGGTCAGCCATCATTAGGCGCGGCCCCGTCAGTGCCCGAAGCAACGCAAGGAGGCGTAAGATCCGCATTAGAAGGCGCGGCAACCTTACAGACGCCAAATCCACAATCAGCAAGCGGCGGAGCTAGATATTTTACTAAAACATTGCCGCCGGACAAAGAGCTTGATTATGTTGAGAAATCAGAAAGAGTCAAAGCAATAGGCAAAGGCGAAGGCACAAAAGATCTCGAATTTGGCGCGGCTAAGTCTAGGCTAGAAGGCATAAAAGCAAACGTCGCAGGAGCTAATAAATGCTGTCGATCAGCTTTCAGAGTTGCCAGGTTTAACGGCGGCAACCGGCGCCAGTGCGGTTTTTGATCCTAGAAACTTTTTGCCAGGCACCGATGCTGGTGACGCAAATTTCAAGCTTGCCAACATTAAGAACAAAGTGTTTATCAATACACTGCAATCAATGCGCGAAATGTCTAAAAACTGGCGGCGCAGTTGGTAACGTGTCCGATAAAGAAGGCGATCGCTTAGAAAACGCAATTGTTGCTTTGCAATCTTCGCAAACAGAGAAGCAGTTTATGGTTGAACTGGCAAATCTTAGGCGCGTAACTGTCGAAGGGCAGCAACGATTGCAAAATGCGCTGCAAGCGGAGTATGGGTCAAGAGTGCAAGTGGATGCCGATGCTTCGTCCCTTTCCGATGACGATCTTTTTAACTAATTATGGCAGAGACAATGGGAAAGCGTGAAAAGTGGCAAGAAATAGCTAATCGCGGCCTGCAAGACAGGTTTGATGAACCCACTCGCGCAAAATTCGACGAAGCGGTACGCCGTGGCTTGATATCCATGCCAGCGCAAGATGCACCGATTGATGCTGAACCAAAGAAAGAACGCTCAATAGAGTCAGCGGCTAAATTTCTAAAAGACTTTCAATCAAAGCGCAATGAAAACGTAAGCGGCCTTGCAAAAACTGCTGGCAGAGCGATTACTACTCCAGTTAAAGGAATAGCCGAGGTTTTATCAGGAGCGGTAGGGGATATTGGAAACTTAACAGGGATGGATTCTGTTAGGGATGCAGGGTATGAAAATAGACAAGCATTTAGAGACATTGAGCAAAAAAGACGAGATGAAAGCACAAGTTTACCTATGGAATTGGCGGGGATGCTTGTCAGCGGTGGCGCGCTAGGCAGAGGGATAGGCATGGGTTCAACCGCATTACGCAAGATAGCGACCGGCGCGGGTGTTGGTGGTATGTTTGGTGCGGCAACCCCATCAGTAAGCGATGAAGAAAAAGCCATTATTTTAGGCGCTAGTACGGCGCTAGGTGGCGCTATACCTGCTGTTGTTGCCGGTGGTCGCGGGATTATCGATAAAGCTAGAAATGTGGTTGACCCATTGTTGCCAGGAGGCAACGAGCGCGTTGTTAGGACTACATTGCAGAAGGCGGCAGGTAACCAAAAAGATCAAATTGCAGCCTTGTTGGACGAAAACAAACAATTACCGGGTGGTCAAGCGGGTGTTGGCGAAATCGCCGCTCCATCGGGTCAAGCAGAGTTTTCAGCATTGCAGCGCCAAGCCGAAAGGGTCGATCCTAGCGACTTTATTCAAATGAACGCCGCCGACAACAGATCAAGGGCCGATATTTTGCGAAGCATTAGCGGTACTGCTGATGACCGGGCTTCTGGCGAGGCTGCAAGGAGTGCCGGCGCAAAGGTAGACTACGGCAAGGCTTTTTCTAATGACGCGCTAGGGCAGCTTCCACCGGACAATGAGCTACAAGCACTAAGCAAAGACCCATTCTTTAAAAAAGCAGCAAAAGAAGCCGGGGTCATCGCTAAATCGAGAGGAATTGACCCAAAAGAGAATTTGACGGAATTTTTGCACATCGTTAAGAAGTCGCTTGAAGGGTCGCTAGAAAAGACGGGCGATGGGGCTTTGTCGGGCATTCAAAAAGATACGACTTCTGCGGTCAGAAAGCGCGTTGTTGACTGGATGAACACTAATAACCCAGCTTACAGCACAGCAAGGGAAAACTTTGCTATGCGGTCTGCTCCGCAGAACAGAAAAGAGATTGGTAAAACGCTGTATAACTCTTTAGTTTCATCGGCAGATGATGTTTCTGAAGAAGCATTAAAGACAGCGCCTGATTTAATCATGTCAAAGCAAAAGGCTGGCCCCTACTCTACAGCACTAAGGAATGCAGCCGGAACGCTAAAGAAATCAATAAGCAATCCGGGGTCAGACAAGCTTGAGGCGTATTTGCTTCCAGAAGAAATGGCTGGCACGCAGGCGGTCAAAGACAGCCTTAAACGCAGAGAAACCTATGAAGAAATATCGTCTAAAGGTGCTAGTTCGGCAGAGGCTTTACTTAAAGGCGGGTCACCGGTGCCGCCAGCAATCGGGATGTTTAGCCCGGCTTACAACGTGGTTAGGTCGATATTCTCAAGGCTTGCTGGCAGAGTTGAGGGCAAGTCATTAGAATTGTTTGCTGAAGTATTCAAAGACCCTGCAAAAGTGGCGGAATTATTGCGCCAGGTGCCTATTGAAGATCAGCGATTTATATCCGAAGGACTAAAAGAAGCCCAAAAAGCTGGCATTATATTGGCGCCACAGATAGCGCCTAATCTACTTGAAGGAGAAAGCAACTAATGCCTAGAAATGGATTAGGCGCTATTTTTGGTTGCGATAGTACAGGCGTCTATCCGTATCACGGCGGCACTGACGACAATGCCTACGACCCTTGTACAGATAGAGATTGTCACCAGAAAGCAAGTGACCATGCTTACAGTGGGTCTGAGCACGCTTCATATCTGCGTGAGCCTTTGTTGCCTTTGCTTGCGATTCTGAATTATTGTATTGCGGTTCTGGATTCAGTATTTTCTCTAAAGGCCAGCCTTTTTGACTGCGCTGATACAATGTTTTCATGTTTATCCCTGTCTGCTCTTGGACTTCGGCAACATGAA